TTGTGGTCGTGGCAGGCGATTGCGACGTACTCAACGCTGCAGTACACGGCTGGCCGTGGTCAGTTTACGGTGAAGGGCAGCGCGGCTTACACGGGGACGCCGGGTGCGTTCGATGACCGATCTCGCGCTGAGATTGACTTGTCTTACGTTGAGACAGCAATCAGGACCTTGTCGCAGGGCGGCATGGTGCAGGAATACACGATCGGAAACCGCAACTTGAAGCGGTATAAAATGCCTGAGCTGCTCCAACTGAGGGATGTCTTGAAAGCTGAAGTGGATCGTGAGCGACGAGCTGACAAGATTAGGCAGGGCCTCGGCAATCCCGGCGTCGCCCGCGTGAGGTTCACCTGATGGCACTCTTTGGCTTTGGTCGTACCGCCGGCCTAAAGAAGGACTTGATAAAGGCGCAGCAGCGTAATCTGAACCTGAAGCGTGCATATGCTGCTGTCGCAAGCAATCGCCTTACTTCTGACTGGATCAGCCTTGGCACCAGTGCCGACAGTGAGATCAGGAACAGCCTTCGACTGCTTCGCAATCGCGCTCGCCAGTTGGTTCGTGATTCTGATTTTGCCAAGGCAGCACTGAGGGCAGTGCGCAACAACGTGGTTGGTACTGGCATCAAGCATCAGTCGCAGGTGCAGATGGCGCGTGGCGGCAAGCTTGATGATCGTTTCAATACGATGATCGAGAAGCAATGGAATCAGTGGACATCTGCTGATACTTGCCATGTTGGCGGCCAACTGAGCTGGGTTGAAATCCAACGGTTGTCGATCACGTCAATGTTGGAGTCGGGTGAGGTATTCATCAGGCTGATCAATCAAAAGTTTGGTGATAGTAAGGTGCCGTTGGGCCTTGAGGTACTCGAGGCTGATCTGCTGGACGATGACTACACAGGCATCGAGGCAAACGGCAACCGTGTTCGGATGGGCGTCGAAATCGACAAGTGGGGCCGGCCTGTTGCTTACCACTTCTTGCGCAATCACCCTGGTGACTACCAGTTCACTGGGTCGGCTGTGGTGGCAAGACAGCGCCAGCGGATTGTTGCACAAGATGTCATCCATCTTTTCTCGGTGGAGAGGCCGGGTCAGACCCGTGGTGTCACGGCATTTGCGTCGGCGATCATGCGGCTGCGGAACCTCAGTGGATATGAGGAGGCTGAGATTGTGGCGGCACGGGCTTCGTCAGCAATGATGGCGTTTGTGCGTACACCAGATCAGGAGTTGTTTGAGGATGGCAAGTATCAGGACGATTCAGTTCTGGACTTTTCGCCCGGTTCGATCCGCCGGCTGGCACCTGGAGAGGAGATGCAGTTCTTCTCGCCCACCCGGCCGGATGATGCATTTACCCCGTTCGTAGCCCAGATGCTGCGTGCTGTGGCATCAGGCGTCGGGTGCTCCTACACGCAGATCAGCAGCGACTTCAGCCAGAGCAACTACAGCTCCTCGAGGCTGGAGCTACTCGAAACCCGTACGCATTACAAAACATTACAGCAGTACCTGATTGAGGCGCTTTGTGAGCGCGTCTACGAACGCTGGATGGAAATGGCAGTGCTGGCAGGTGTTTTGGAGTTGCCTGGCTATGAGCTGGATCCTGATCGGTACGAAGAGTCCAAGTGGATTCCACCGGCTGCGCAATTTGTTGATCCACAGAAAGAGGCTGATGCCTACAAGTCACTGATTCGGAGCGGGATCATGACGCTGTCGCAGGTCATCGCCTTGCATGGCGGTGATTTTGACGATCAGATGCGGCAACGTCAGCATGAGCTTGCAACTGCTGATGAGCTTGGGATTGTATTGGACACTGACCCTTCAGAAGTATCAAGCAACGGTGTGGCGCAGTCAGTGCCGGTAGCACCGACTGAGCACCCTGCAAACCATGAAGAGGATGAGGAGGAGTAATGGCAAAAGTAGGTGACAAAGAAATCAACCTGATGCCAACCGAGGGCATGAGGACTGAGGCGGAGCGTTACCGCGCATGGAAGGCTGATGGCGAGCAAGGCGGCACCGAGGTGGCAGCACGCAGGGCCAGTCAGATCCTGTCGGGTGATGAGCTAAGCCCAGACACCGTGATCACCATGGCGGCATGGTTTGCGCGGCATGAGGTGGACAAGCAGGGCCAGGGATTTACACAAGATGAAGACGGTTACCCTTCGCCTGGTCGGGTAGCATGGGCGGCATGGGGGGGCGACCCCGGACAATCATGGAGTGCTATGAAATCAACTGCCATCAAAAAAGCACAAGACCGGGCAATTGAAGAGGTTGTGGAACGCGCTGAGCCCGGCACCCTAAAGGTTGGTGATTTTGTGGAATGGGACAGCAGTGGCGGAATGGCGCGAGGAAAAATCACCCGTGTGATCACAGAAGGATCAGTGGATGTCCCTGATTCGTCTTTTACCATCAATGCAACAGAAGAAGACCCTGCTGCTTTGATTCAAGTTTACCGGGACAATGATGGTAGCTATGAAGAGAGTGACACAATCGTTGGTCACAGATTCTCAACGCTTACCAAGATTGCAGCATTACGTTTTCTAGAAGGCAAGACGCTTAGCAGGTCAACCAGCACTGAGTTCTCCGAGGGAGACGATCGACGTGTTGTGTTTTCCTTCGCAAGCGAGACGCCTATAGAGCGTTATTTTGGCATGGAAGTGCTGAACATGGACGAGGATTCTATGGATCTCAGCCGTTTGAATGACGGCGCCCCCCTTCTGTTTCAGCATAATTCCGACAAGATTGTTGGTGTTGTAGAGCGTGCCTACATCAAGAACAAACGCGGTTACGCCGAGGTCAAGATGGCCAACAACGACCTTGGCCGTGAAATGCAGGAATTGATCAAAGACGGCATTCTCCGCAATGTCAGCTTTGGTTACAGGATCAATGCAATGGAAACTGACAACAGCACAGATCCAATCACCTATCGCGCCACGTCATACCAACCGTTTGAAATTTCGCTGGTGACCGTGCCAGCGGATCAATCCGTTGGCATTGGTCGAACCCTTACTATAAGTGAGTGTTCAACTACGGCCTCAGCCGTTACCAACCCACCACTCTCGGAGTCAACACCCGTGGAACCTACCTTCGATTTGGAGGCGATCCGCGCTGAGGCCGCACAGGCCAAGGCAAAGGAGCTTTCCGAAATGATTGCCCTCGGCAATCGGACCAAAAACAGCGACATGGCCCAGGAATTCATTGCGAATTCCCGTGGTCTTGAAGAGCTGCGTACCGCCCTTCTTGAGAAAATGAGTATCTCCGCCACGCCTGTGCAAAACAACGCTGCCGACATCGGCCTGTCCCATGAGGAGACCCGGTCTTTCTCTTTCCTTCGCGCCATCAACTATCTCGCCAACCCTGCTGATCGCTCTGCGCGTGAAGCTGCTGGCTTTGAAATTGCTGCTTCTGAAGCTGCTGCCGCCAAGCTTGGCCGTCAGAGCCGTGGCATCACGATCCCCCAGGAAGTGCTTCGCCGTGACCTGAGCGTTGGTGTTGCCACCGCTGGCGGTAACGTCGTCGCGACTGAGCTGGACACTGCTTCCTTCATCGATTTGCTGCGCAACGCCTCCGCCCTTGATCAGGCTGGCGCCACCGTGCTGACCGGTCTGGTCGGCAACGTCGCCATCCCCCGTCAGTCGGGCGCTGCCACGGCCTACTGGGTTGCCGAATCCGGCGCTCCTAGCGAGAGCCAGCAGACCATCGATCAAGTCAGCCTGACCCCTAAAACGGTTGCTGCCTTCACCGATTACAGCCGCCGCCTGATGCTGCAGTCCTCCATCGACGTGGAGAACATGGTGCGTCGTGACTTGGCTGCTGTTCTTGGTCTCAAGATTGACTCCGCTGGTCTGTATGGCACCGGCTCCAACAGCGAGCCCCTGGGTCTCAAGCTGATTTCGGGCATCGGCACCGAAGATTTCGCTGCTGACGCACCCACCTTTGCTGAAGTGGTTGCACTCGAGTCTGATGTTGCTACCGCCAACGCTCTGTTGGGTTCACCTGTTTATCTGATGAATGCCACAATGCGTGGCAACCTGAAGACCACCAAGAAGGACGCCGGTTCCGGCATCTTCCTGATGGAAAACGGTGAAGTGAACGGCTATCGCGGTGTGCTGTCCAACCAAGTCGCTTCCGGCGATCTGTGGTTTGGCAACTTCGCTGACATGCTGATCGGCTACTGGTCCGGCCTGGACATCATGGTGGACCCCTACACCAACAGCACCAGCGGCACCGTTCGCGTGATCGCTATGCAGGATGTGGACGTGGCCATCCGTCACCCCGAGTCCTTCTCTCGCGGTAACAACACCCTCTGATCATGATGATCCGCATCCTTAGCCAAACAATGGCCGGTGGTTGCGTGGCTCGCGTGGGGGAAGTCCTTGAGGCTTCCCCTAGCGATGCCAAATTCCTGATCGGTATTGCAAAAGCTGAAGAGTTTATCCAAGCCATTTCCACACCTTCCAAACGGAGGAAACCCCAATGACCGTTCACAACCTCGGCTCCAAAACGACGCAAATCGCGTTGTTCCCCACTGCAGTTGGCGCTTCTACCACCACTGGCAGCGCAATTGACCTGTCTGGCTATGAAGGCGACATGGTCGTTCTTCTTGACGCTGCAGCCGGTGGTTCCGCCATCACCTTTGCCGTCAAGCTGACCACTTCTGACACCACTGGTGGTACTTACACCGATGTGACTGGCGGTGGTTTCACGACCACAACTGCCAACACTGCTTCTCGTCAGAAGCTGTATGTAAACGTCACCGACATCAAGCGTTTTGTCAAAATTTCGCTGACTGTTGGCGGTGGCACGGGCACTGGTGCGCTCTCAGTCCAAGGTCTGGCTTCTGCTAAGTACGGCTGATCCTTATGGCGTTGACTGAAGACCTAGGAATGTTTCTTGCTGATTTTGGCCTCACCTGTGTGGCTGGAGCGACGCAAGCAATTGGAATCCTTGACACCCCAAGTCAAGTGATCAGCGATGGGATGGTCTTAACGACTGATTACACGCTGACTACTAGGTCTTCAGATTTTGGCAGTCTCGTTCGCGGTGATTCA